ATTTTTTTACCTATATCATCAAAATTAATAGCATCAGCTAAAAAATTTCCTATAATTGGTATATCACGCAAACTAGAATCTATAGAAGAAGTCATTTTCTGTATAGAATTAGCGCCCGCATTTACCAAATTATTATAACGTTTTTGAGCTCCCTGGATTTTCTGCATCTGTTTATATTGATTTATCAAATGAGTATTTCCATTTCTTTGAGCTTCAACTATAGCGTCTGAAAGGTCTTTCCATTCTACAGTTTCTTTGTGAATATCTTTAGTATTTGATAAAATGGATTTAGATAATCCTAAGAAGGTTTTATTTTGTTTAGCAATATGTTCAGCCCCGTCTCCAGCATCCTTTATAGATGCACTAATCCCATCCCAAAGTCCAGAGATTCCTCTAAGAAATTTAGGTTGTTCTTGCTTTAATTTCTTAAACGCTTCGTATTCTTCTTGTTGATTGAATTTATCCGCCATTGATTTTATCTTAGTTTATTAAAGTGATATAAGACCCATTTAGGTCAAATAGAATTCCAAGTATTATAATGGATGATCTGCCATCCATTTAGCAAGTTCAGGTTCTTCCTTTTTTCTCTTTTCAATATGTTGTTGTATATCCTTACCAATTTTATCAGCAGCCTTTATGTGTTTTTTTAAAACAGGATCTTTCTGTAATACTTTTATAAGTTTTGAAGATTTCCTTTTTACTATTGCTTTAAAAAGACTACCTATAAATTCAGTAATTAATTTATTTTCTTTTATGATATACTTTGCCAAGATTAACTCCTAAAAACTTAAATACGTGGATTCATATATAAATATACAAATAATCATTTTTTAACTTTGGGAATATTTGGACGGGGTGATTTTTTTTGAGATTTTTCTACAGCTTCTTTTTCTTGGTCATAAGCCTTTTCCAATCTTTGAAGATACCATCTTCTTAAATAAACTGGCATATTATAGGCTTCTTCAAAAGTTAAAGAACCTTTAGAATTAAATGTTAAATTAAATATTTGTTCGTGTATTTGAGTTTTATACTCTGGAGGATGGCCAAAAAAACTGTACCGTCATCGGGACGGTCATTTCCACCTCCTCCCCATCTATGTCAACCGAAATTTCCATATTAACATCTGGGGTGTTGTCTGCAACATGCTCTCTAAGTGCTAAGCTATCTACTGCAAAAAATTCATTATCCACGAAATGAGTAATATATTCTTTATCTGACTTACCATCAACTTCAATTATCATTGATTTCAATCTAGTAGTTAAAGTTTTATCTATATTACTCAACTTATTTAAAGATTTAACTCTTTTATCAATTTCGTCAACTTCACCACTTGTTAAAAATTTATATTTAATAACTCTATCAGTAGTAGGTAACGTGAACTCAAATTCATTTTGTTCTTTAGGATATTTGCTAATATCTATAGGTAAATTTTTCAATTGAGTTAAATCAAATTTGGTTTTTACTGGGTCACCAGTAACAGGCGATATAACTTCAAACTCATATTGTTTACCATAAGCTAATACTCTTGCAGCTATCAACAATGCGTTTTTATCCCCAATCAATAAATCTTTTACCTTGATAGATTTATCAACCAGTAAACTACTTAAAAGTACATCTAATACAACACCTTGAGCAAGTAGATTTTGTGAAGTCATTATATCTTCTTCTCTCGCTGTCATATATTTTATTTCTACTTTACCACTAGATAGCGGACTATCTTTTGGATAAAAGTGTCCTTTTGACGGAATGTCGATAATTTCCGTCGGAAACTTAGTTTCAGGCATATTATTCTCCTTAATAAGACTTATAACTGTTTGTAAATATAACTAAATTTTTTCAAATAAGATTTTATTTTTTACTTTGCTTTTCCTTTGGTAACAGCATCCCATACAGGTTTCAACACTGCATCAAAAATAACATCGTCTTTTTTAGATGGGCTAAGCTTAACTATTTTTTCTAAAGTGTAAAAAGCCAAAAGGCACCATTCCCAATTCTGTGCTAACCATTCACTCATTTTTATTCTCCGTTTTAATTAGAATTGTAAGATTGCGTAATCATAACGCAATGTTAATTCAAGATCTACTGGATCAGTACCATTAGCAAAATCCATATCATTAAAGTTTGCATCTTGTACAAAAGCTCCCTTTAACGTCCATTCTTCTACCACATCTCCTACTGGTCCTAACAAATTAAATGTTACATCTTTTTTATAGAAATCAGAATATCCATCGCGTCCCGTAACTGATTCATGTGATAATCTCACCCATTCCATAGCAGCCTGTGCGGCTGAAGGAACAATAGGATCGTATAAAGTAACTACCAAAGGTTGCCATTCACCTTTACCTTTAATATATCTCTTTATATTAATATGGTCTAACACTATTTCTTCAAATGTAATTTGAGGTCTTGCCGCAGTCTTAATTAAATAAGCTGGGATACTTTCAATATACATGACAAACCGATTTTTAGTTTTCGGTTCAAATGGTGTAAACATAATTTCAGTTGCATCAATTAACTCAGGCATCTTATATTCTCCAATATAAATTTCTCTTTATCAGTAATAAATATAAGAGTTATTAAAAATTGAGCATATAATAATAATATACTTTAGAAGTTTTTTTGAAGTTTTTATAAAAACAAAAAACCCCAGTAAAAACTGGGGTTCTTTGACTCATATTTGAGATATTTTACTACTCTGGAAACGCTGCTCCAGTTGGTTGAACAACAAAATCAAGTACAATGAACTCTGCAGTTCTTGTAGGTTGAATAAATATTTGTCCAACTAATCTATTTCTATCTATCTCATCAGGTGTGTTATTACTATCATCCATAACTACCCTAAATGCACTCAAACCACTATTGGATTGTACATTTTCTAAATATGGATTAACAACATTCAAGAAACGATTTCTTGTAGCGGTTGTATTCTGTTCAAACACTAAGAATCTAGATGTAGAAGCAATAAACTTCTTCAAATTAATCAACAATCTACGAACATTAATCCTATCAAGTGCTGAAGGTTTAGACTGAAGTGTTTTCTGTCCAAATACCGTTACACCTTGACCTGGGAATGTTGCAATTGGATTAACTCTATTTTCATAAAGTTTATCACGTTCAGAGTGTGTTAATCTTGATTTAGCTTCTGTCGCAATAGTTAAACCACCACGATTCAAACCTGCAGGAGCAAACCACTCTTGACCAATTTGGTCATTAAATGAAAATACACCAGTTAATGCTACCGAAGGTGGTACCCAAACAGGAGTATTATCACTTGAATCCAAAACTTTGACCCAAGGGTAATATACACCTGAATAGTTAGTATCTAATGATTTAACACCATCTACTGCTTGTTGTATTGTATCTCCCCAATGAAATCCATCCATGATATAAAACGCGTCTGCTCTAGCTTCAATTTTTGAAATTGCATGTTCTGTTACTGCGTTATGACAATTACTACCATCTTGACTATGAAGTACACCAGGAATTGCTAATAAATTAATATCATACTCATCAGGATTAGATATTGCATCTATGGCTCTTTTATAAGACTTTGAACCACTAGCATTAGCTCCACTACAATCAAATCCTTGTGTATTAGTATTACTAATATCATTACCAACGTTAGCTACTGTTGTAGGATTATTTCCATCAAATCCGAATTGAAATGGTACTACAAACTTCCGTTGTGCAATATCTGACAATGCCAATGTCACCAATTCATTGTTAGCTGAAAATGTATCTACACTCAGTTGATTACCTGCGTTATCATGTCCATATACATTATTCAAACTAAATACATCATTATTACCGTTACCAGCTCCATTTGGAATTGGTTTTAAGTAAGATTGTGCATCTTTTGATGCAAAATCAAATCCGTAAAATTGATTTTCATCAAAATTTCCTAATGTATTTTTTTGTTGAGTTTTAAATGAACCTGTCGGTATCCAACTACCTACTGTTGGAGTTGTTACTTTAGCAAATCCATAAGGTACTACCGATGCTGGGTGATTTTCTAAATTAGCATAATCGCCTATTCTAATATGTCTTGATTTATTTGGATAATCTCCATGATAAGTCAATTTACCATTAGAATCAATAGTCATATGTCTATCACCTATTTGCTTAGCAAAATAACTTGGTGAAGATTTGTCAAAATTACATGCATCCCACTGCTCTAACACAACATTATCTCCATTATCACCTGGAGCATGTCGTCTAACTTGAACTGAAAATGTACCATAATCTGAACCAGGTATTGTACCTGCTGCTTTTATATTCGAAATAGCAAGTTTTATATTAGAACTTGAATCCGATCCATGACTTAAAGTATAGACACGAAACAAACTTCTTTGTTGTGAAGATGCAGTAGCACCTTGATCTATAATATATGATGTTCTACCTATACTATAATCAGAATTTCCACCCCAAGATGTACCTGCTCCAACTGCATCAAATTGACCAGTATATGAAGAATTTGCTCCACCTTGAAAGTCTAATCCTGCCGAAGCCGATGCACTTCCTGTTACTGTTAAAGTAACCCAGTTACTAGCCGCAGTATTAGCTGAATTCTTAAATTGATTATATAAATAAACATAATCAGTATTATTTTTTGGATCCTTACTTATTACTTTATCCACATACAAAGCACTTCCAGTATCTAGAGATGCTGAAATTTGTTGTAATTCACCACCTGAACCACTAACTGTAATTACAAAATCGCCTGCTGCAGTTCCTACCATCTCAGTTGTAGAGATATCGTATCCCTGCCCTTTTCTGGAATTACTCAATGTAAAAACCTGTTTTTTACCATCCGAACCTGATGCTACAGCATTTACATAATCAGCCTTATAACCACCTGTATGTAAAATTCTTACTATAGTAACTGTTGATGCGGATTTTAAATATTCCTGTACTGTATTTGGAACATAAGATTTCTTATACAATCCCCCAAATCTCTCTTCAAATTCTGAATAATTTGAAATAACAGTTGGGACAAACGCTGGACCTTTTTGGGTTGGTCCTATAATTGCTGCTCCAATGTTAGAAATTCCTTGAGGGAGAAAAGAAAGGTCAGTTTCCTTAGTGAATACACCAGGACTTACAATTCTCTCTGCCATTTACTTTCTCCTAAGAATTAAGATTATGATTTAATCTTAAAGGTTAATATTATTTAATATAAATATAAATTAAAAATCCCAAACCTACTCATTCGGAGTAAAAATTCCAGTATCTAGATCTAAATTTCCAATACCATACTTGGATGTTAGTTCTTCAACTAGTTTTTTTTCTTCTTCTTGAGCAGTTGAGTGTTGCGCTAACAATTCATCCCTTTGAGTTTCCATAGCATCTAGATTTTCTTTAGTTCTTTCAATCGCGATACTAACTTGTCCCATATTTACAGTAATTTGAGTATAGTTACTTTGTAACTCTCTAATACTTTCTGTTTCCTCTTGGGTAATTTTAACGTCAGTTTGTTTTTCTGCTTGCTTTGTTTCAGGCATATTATAACTCCTATTATTTTACCTTAGTTTTGTTTTAAATATATATCGTTAAATTTAGTCAAATAACAATTTTAATTCTTGATTTGCTTTAATTCATCAATTTCTTTTTTCAGTTCTTTAATTGATTCTATCAGAACTGGGACTAATTTATTATAATCCACCGATTTAAATCTTTCTCTACCATTTAATCCATCATGTTCTTTCACAATTTCTGGAATGACTGCTTCTACTTCTTGTGCAAGTACCCCAACAGAATGTCCCATATCTTCTCGTTTCCAATCAAAGTCTACACCACGAAGTTTCATAATATCAGATAAACCATATTTTGTATCTGTAATATTTTCTTTAAGACTCATATCAGATGCAACGGTTGAAGAATAAGCAACCACATCAGCGTTTGCGTGGAATGTACCACCTGGTACCATTAGAAAATCTTCGGCGTTGTTTGTTTTAAAAGAAATATTATTAGGTGTTTTAAAATCAATAGCAGTTTGAGAATCTTCTCCCATAATCAAATCTGTAGCGTATATTGAAGTAATAACTGTTTGAGCTGCATCAACTGTAAATGTTCTATTATCTGCGATAGTTCCACCACCATTCAGTCCAGTTCCTGCTGTTAGTGTTACTCCACTATGTGCAATATGTTCATCTGCTACATAACCACTTAAACTATCATGAACAATCTGACCATCATTTGTTGTAATATTATCAGCATTTACAGTTATTCCTGTACTAGCTATAACATTCATCACTCCACTTGTGGCAGTCATTCCTGCTCCTGCCAATCCTGTGGCTACACCATCTGACAAGTGTTCATCATCTATGCTTGCATCAACGTAATGTTCTGAATTAATTTCAGAATCAGCAATTAATGCTCCTGTAATATTATCTGCTGCTATATGAGCTGTATCTATTGAAGCTGCTGCATAATGTTCACTATTAATAGCATCGTCAACAATTTTTGAGCCATCAACAGAATCAGCAGCTAAATGACCTAAATCAATACTTAGAGCTGCATAATGTTCTGAATCAATAGCATCGTCAACAATTTTTGAGCCATCTACAGAATCAGCAGCCAAATGACCTAAATCAATACTTAGAGCTGCATAATGTTCCGAGTTAATTGCATCGTCAGCAATATGTTCATTATCAATACTACCTGCTGCATAATGTTCACTATTGATAGCATCATCAGCAATATGT